AGGTCGCCGTGCCGCAGCGCGGTCTCGGCGAGGGTCTCGGATGCAAGGACATCCGCCAGTTCGTCAGGCAGAACGACGAGGACACCGCGTTCCGACTCATCGAGTTGAAGGTTTCGGCGCGCATGTGGCATCGCAGGAGGAGCATCAAGTGAGCAGTTGGATTCCGATTTCATCGACGATCGCGAACCGAACGGAGGTGCGCGTACTCGCGCGAACCCTCGGCATCGCGGACGCGCACGCCGTGGGGCTGTGCGTGATCTTCTGGTCGTGGGTAGACGCCGAGAGCGCGGACGGGTCGCTCCCGCGCGTGGTCGCGGGCGACATCGACGCCGTGGTCAAGCACCTTGGCTTCGCAGACGCGCTTGAGAGCGCGGGCTGGCTCATGTTCGACGATGGCGGCGCGATCGTCCCGAAGTTCGACCGCTGGATGGGTCAGAGCGCGAAGCGCAGAGCACAGGATCAAAGGCGCAAGCGCGCCGAACGCGAAAGGGGCAAAACATGTCTGAACGGGTGAAACTGCTAGAGGAGACGGCGCGCATCGTGCGCGAGCGCGGCGAGTCGTACGGCTCTCCCGAGGCGCACTTCTCGCGCACGGCGGGCGCGATCAGCGCGATCTTCGCGCACAAGCTCCGCGAGCCGATCACGGCCGCGGACTGGTCGATGTTCATGGTCATCGACAAGCTCGCGCGCGAGCAGCACGTTCCGAAGCGTGACAACGCGGTCGATATCGCGGGCTACGGTGCGTGCCTCGGAGAGATTCGCGTTGCCGAGAGGGGCCGCGAGCTTGCGCGATGGGCGCGCGCCGAGATCGAGCGCAGGAAGGTGGACGCGAAGGCATGAGCACGGTCATCGCACACATGCGGGCAGCGGCGACGCTCGACGAAACGGCCCGGCTGATCGCGGAACACCTGCGGTCGATGGCCGAGGACATCTCGCAGGCGTCCGGCAACAGGCGAAACCGGATGCTGCACGAATGGGCAGCGAAACTGGAGGACGCGATCGAGCTCGCGAACGACGAACGGATCGACACCGAACTGGAGGAGGTACCGATGCATATGGCGGTGCAGAAGATGTCGGACGAACTGCGGCAACGGGCCGCCGAGAGGGCGGGGACGGCGCAACCCGTCGCGGAGATGGTCGAGTGGCAGGCCGCGAAGCGGCTTGAGGACTACGAGGCCGAGCGGCGGTGGCTCATCAACGAGAACCAGCGCCTCCGTGCGCTGAACGCATCCCATCTCGCGCGGGTCGCGGTCGCGGAGGGGGCGCCATGAGGGTCGAGATCCACTGCGACAACGCGCCCGAGGTGTTCAGCCGGACGCACAGCGAGATGGAGACGCGCTACCGAACCGTCATCCGCTACGAGCAGCCCGACTGCTTCGCGGAGGTGAGCGTCGAGTACATGGACAAGTTGGACGGCCAGTGGACCACGCTCACGGTCGCGCCGCTCGGCCCGCAGGAACTTCGCACGGCGCTGCGCGCGGTCGACGAGAACTTGCTCGACGCGATGCTGCCCGAGATGACGGGGGGTGAGTCGTGAGCATCTCCGACAACGATTTCATCAGCGACGGCATCGACGATTGGCTGTCGGACGGCATCGACGGCACCATTCAGATCAAGTTTGTGAAGCCGAACGAGCGCAGGCGGTCGGGCGGGACGCTCTTCAGGAGGAACGAGAGCGACATCTACACCGCCCGTTTCATCGACGCTGACGGGAGGCGGGTTGACCGCTCTACGGGCTGCACATCTATAGCGGAAGCCGAGGCCGTCCTTGACAGGATGGTCTCCGAATCGCGCGCGTCCGCGCTCCAGAGGAAGAACGGGCCAAAGACAATCAGGCAGATCATCGAGGAGTCCAAGCACAAGACCGAGGCGAGCAATCGGCTCGTCGTGCTCCGACGGGAAGTGATCGAGCTCCATGACCTCGCCGAGGACGGCGGTTTTCGGTGCGTCCCGTACCGCGTTCACCTTGACGAGGTTCGCACCAAGGCCGGGCAGATCGAGTGGATCAGGCACCTGTGCGAGAAGTCGTGGATCACGCCGACGCACATTCTGAAGTTCATCGACGCGTGCGAGTCCGCCCGCGCAAGAAAGGAAAACGCACGATGATTTCTGACACGAACGAGAAGGCGGAACCCGCACCGCTGACCGAGCGCGAGATGCGCCAGTTCGTGACGCTTGCCGCGCTTCCGACGCTCGAACGGGCGCTTGAGCGGCTGCGGTGGCTGGAGGCGCAGAACGCCGCGCTCAAGGCGCACGACCCACTTGCGGAGATGTGGCGCGAGTTGAGCGAGTACCAGCCGCAAGCGGACGCGGACGGCCACGGGGAGTCGTGGGCCAAGATGTGCAGCGAGCGGACAACGTTGGCGGCGTGGGCAGCGGCGTCGGCTGCTGAGGCTGCGGCTGCTGAGGCTGCGTGGGATGCGGCGCGGGGTGCTGGGTATGCGGCGCGTGATGCGGCGTTTTCCGCGCAACACGCTGATATTGCAATCGACGTGATCCGCCGTGCGAAGGAGGGGGAGCGATGAGCGACTACTGGGAACTGGATCTAGACCGCCTTGTGGGGTGCGGGCTTCCGCTATTGGCGGTCGCGCTTCTCGCCATCGGCGCAGCCGTGGGGCTGATCGTCGGCTACCTGATCTGGGGGGGCGCATGAGCAAGGAAACCATCACCGTGACCCCGCGTGGCGCAGGAAAGCGCGAAATCGAGCGCCTCCGCGCCGAACTCGCGAAGGCCGAGGCCGAGCGCGACGCGGCGAACGCTCGACTCGCCGTCTCAATGGAAGCGCACCAAATCACGATCTCGGGAACGGTCGCCTCGCTCCTCCACACGATCACGCTGACCCGCGAGGCGGCGGGATGCAGAGACGGGGACGACCTCCCTGCGTTCGTCGGCAACATGAGAACCATGATCGACGCCGTCGATGCGATGGGCTACGAGTGGCGGTGGACTAAGTCCATCGACGAGAACGGCGAGCAGGTCGGCGTGTGGGTCGTGCGCGACGCCGCCGAGGCCGACGCCAACAACGAGCGATTCAGGAGGGGCGATGGCGAGTGAGATCGTGGTCACGCTGCCGCTGCCGCCGAAGGAACTCGCGCCGAACTCGCGCCCGCACTGGGCCTCGAAGGCCCGCGCCGTCAAGCGCTACCGCGAGTACGCGTGGGCGTGCGCGATGGAGGAGATCAGCGTCATCGACGGATTCAAGCCGTGGCGCGAGGCCGCGTGCACCGCGCGCTTCTTCTTCGCGACCAAGCGACGCCGCGACAGGGACAATCTCCTCGCGTCGCTCAAGGCCGCGTTTGACGGGCTCGCCGATGCGCGCGTCGTGCTCGACGATTCGGGGATCAGCCACCGCGTCGAGATCGGCGAGCCCGACCCCGCGTTCCCGCGCGTCGAGATCACCGTCAGGGGGATCGAATGACCCCGCCGCGCCGGAACGACAAGGCCGACCGCTCCCCGCTCCTCGTCACCCGCGAGGAGGCCGCGCGGCGGCTCGGGCTCGACCGCATCTCGCGCCGACCCGAGCGCGTGGTCCGAGAGATGGTCGCCCGAGGCGAACTGCGCGGGGTCGCCGTGGGCCGTTGGATCATGGTCGAGGCCGAAAGCATTGATCGGTGGATCGCCTCTCGCTAGGGTGACTACATGGAGCCACCGAGACTAGAGCGGCGCGAGGACGGCTACTACCGCGTCCGATGGACGGACGGCGCGGGCAAGCGCCGCGAGAAGTCCTTCGGCGCCGACCGACGCGCCGCGCGGAACCGATGGCTCGCTTGGGTCAACCAGTGGCGGTCAGACCCGATGGTGCGTGACCCGGGCGACACGGGCCCGCTCACCGTCGCGCTCGCCGTCGAGCGCTACGAGGCCCACGCTGCGACCTACTACGCGGGCTCGCGCGAGGTGCTGAACATCCGCCACACGCTCCGCGCGCTCGTCGAGGTCGCTGGCGACACGCTCGCGAGCGAGATCGGGCCCGAGACGATCGACGCGTATCGCGAGCTCCAGGTCGCGCGCGACATCTCGCTCGGCGTCATCAACCAGCGGGTGCGCACGATTCGCCGCGCGTGGAAGTGGCTCGCGAGCAAGAGGCTCGTCTCGATCGAGTCGTGGCAGTGCCTGTGCGCCCTTGAGCCGCTGCGGCGCGGGCGATGCGCCGCCCGAGTCACCGAGCCAGTGCGCCCCGTCGCAGACAGCGTCGTGGAGCGCACCTGCGACGCGCTGCCGCCGTCCATCGCCGCGATGGTCAGGCTTCAGCGGATCACGGGCATGAGGCCCGGCGAGGTCTGCGCGATGGAATGGCGCGAGATCGACCGCAGCGGCGAGGTGTGGGTGTACGAGCCGCGACATCACAAGACCGCGCACCACGGCCACCGCCGCCGCGTCATGCTCGGGCCTCGCGCTCAGGCGATCCTCGCGCCGCTCGTCGGCCTCGCGATCGGTGGGCGCGTGTTCTCGCCGAACCTCGCGATGGAGGAGCGCGACGAGGCCGCGCGCGCGGCCTACGAGCCGCCCGATGGCGCCCACGACTACAGAACCTGGCGCTGCTATCAGTCGCGCCTTGCAGCCCGCCCGAGGCGCCACGACCGCGGCGATGCGTGGTCGACCGTCTCCTACGCGCAGGCGATCCGCAGGGCCGCTCAAGCGGCGGGCGAGCCGCACTGGAGCCCGAACCAACTGCGGCACTCTGCGGCGACCGAGGCGAGACGCGGGGGCGGGCTTGATGTCGCGCAGCTCCTCCTCGGCCACCGTCACGCCGAGGTCACCGAGGTCTACGCCGAGACGGACCTCGCGCGGCTCCGCGAGTGGGTGAGGCGGCACGGCTGACTGTCGCGGACTGTCGCAGTCTGTCGCGAACTTCACCAACGCGATTGGGGCAAAACTGGGGGGAAAAGCAGAGCGGCGCGCATAAACCTGCGCGCCGCAAAGCGGGAGACGGGATTCGAACCCGCGACATTCAGCTTGGGAAGCATCTGCGACCCGAAATCGGACCTTGCCCGACTCTGACCGACCTTGACGGACCTTGCCCGCAAGTGACGCTCTGAGCGGGTGTTGCGACCGTTCCCGAGCCTAACGACGATGACGGACGCTCACCGAGATAACCCGACCTCGACGGATCGTGTGGGGGAAAATTGGGGCAAAATCGTCCGCGGCGAACCTCGTCGGCCATCGACTCGATGCGCTGGGCGTCCAGAGACTCGCCGCCGACCCCGCAAGCGACACGCTCCAGAGGCGAGGCCGCGTCCGCATCCTGTCCGCTTTCTGTCCGCTTTTCGTCCGCATCGAAGCGGACATCTGTCCGCTTTCTGTCCGCATTCTGTCCGCATCGGTTCGGACAGATGTCCAACGATGTCCGCACGCCGACGCGCGCGAGAGCCGCCCGGCACAGCGTCGACGGTGCAGCGAAATTCCGAGTTTCAGGCCGAACCGCGTTCTGAGCGCGCCAGTGCGGTTCGTGTCCGCATTCTGTCCGCATTGTGTCCGCATTCTGTCCGCTTTGATTCGGACATCTGTCCGAACGGAGCGTGACCACAGGACAGGACAGGAGAGGACAGGACAGGAAGGTCCATCCGATGCAGAATATTCTTAGTATTACTACATGGTGGAAATTCCGAATTTCGGAAACTCCGAATTTCCTCGGTGAGCGCAGCGATGCCAGGGCGTCGAGCTCCGCACATTGAAGGCCAGAGCTCCGAACATTGGGGGCCAGAGCTCCGCACATTGTGCGCGCACGATCACATCGGTCGTGTGATTGTGCGGGTTGTCTCTTGCGTTCCCGGCTGGCCGTGAGATGATTCATCGTGTCGTTGGTCCGCGCGCCCCTGTGGCGCTGCGATGCCCGATGCACCCGTACATCCCGATAACTACCT